CACCGCCTTCTTGAACACTCATTCCACAACTACCAGCCATATAGTATCTTCTTCTATATATATGTTATAAAAAAATAATTGTTGTTGTTATTAAATTGGATTTAGTTATTATATAGTATAATATTAGATATAATTATTGGATGTATCGTCTTAGTAGCGATAATGTCCAAAAATTGAAATCAACAAAATCGCCTGTAGCAACAGCAGCATCCACTAGGCAACAATCTCCTGTTCAGCAAAAAACAAGGATATCAGATAATAACAACTTCGCTACGTATATTAAGGATATTATGGTGAATATGCCTGATACATTGAATACAAAAAAAGATGTTGAATATTATTACAAGGATACTTTAAATAAGTTTAAAGAAGACAAGAAAGCGGCAAGGGCTAAATCAAACAACGGGGAACAACGTGCAATGCGCTTTAAATATGCTAAAGTAGATAACGATGGCAATCTTGTTGTAAAGGATAAGGAGCCTCTCAACGCATATCAAAAGTTTGTAAAGGATAATCGCGAGAAAGTTAAGAATGAAAATCCTAATATGACTGGCGTAGAAATATTTACTTTGATTGCCCAGAAATGGAAAGAGTATAAAGCTCAAACAATGTAAAAGGACAGAAAAATAATCATTATTGTATGTGAAAAAGAAAACATTGCAATTATTATTGGATATCCAAAGGTATCTCTAAAAAGTTTAAGGTATTGTATTTAACCGAACCAGCATTCACATCGGTATCGTGTAATCTTATATAAGCGACTGCTTGCAAACACGCATCGCATAAATCGTCCTTCTTCTTATTATTATCAAATATTTCACAGAGAGCAGCATCATCCTTTATATAGTTTTTACATATCTCTATGCTGGTTTGCTTGTTCATCTTATATTTATCCTGACGAAACCCTTTAGAGTTCTTGGTTTTTTGCGTAGTAGTAGCAGCAGCAGCCGCGTCCATCTTAATTTGTATATCGGGTTTATAATCGTGTGTTTTCGTTTTTAAGGATGCATTAACAAGCACAACGTTATCTATAATTTTATCCCAATATTTTAGGAGGCTGAAATAGCAATATATAATATATTGGATAGTTTTCATTATACCATTAAGATTTGATGGTTGGTTCTCAATCAATACATAAGCAATTTCTTCAATACCCTTCTCTTTCAATTCGCCAATTATATTATCAAGTTCCATATATATTCTCTCAGATATATCATCAATCCCTTTAATATCTTTCTTTTTATCTGCTAATGATATTATACGCCAGTCTAATATATTTATGTTGGTCGCAGTTTTTTTTAAAATACACAATGCTAAATTCTTAATACCAATATCAAAACTTATATATATCATTTATATATATTATGTTAAATGTATTATTTATATACTCGTATGCTAGTCAGCGGCTAGATGCTTTTATGCAACATACTAATAGTCCTCTTATTGAATGAGGTAATATTATGGTGTTTAATCAAGGTAGCAAGGTTAAGCCAGAAAGTATCATTTTCATACTTTTTATTATATTTATTAATCTTTTTATATTTTCTATATAGCCATTTATGTAATTTTTCCAATATGATGGTATTCGCTGGATTATTTTTGATATACATCTTTTTATTTGAGATTAGTCGAGATACAAAATGCTTTAGTTCAGATATACTAGTATATTCCTGTGGAATGCTTTCCCATAAATTATGAAATTTCAGATAATCATAAGTAGGGCATAGAAGTAGATGGTCGGTATAATCTACGAATGTAGGGTTATTATCGACAATCATTATATTATTAACGATTGAATGCGTCTTAGGCATTTTAATAGCCTTCAACAATTGAGGTAATATTTTCACTACAGACTTCTTGATATTGCCATAATTATCTTTAAAGCAATTGTCCCTCGTAAATATAGGTCGGTTGAACTTAATGTTATTTTGTTTTTCTATAATTAATATCTCTTTATGCGCCCACGTTTTATCAGAAGCCGTGTAGATAAAGAAGAAACTATTTGGGAATACCTTCTTCATCTCGGTCATAAATGTAGTAAAGTGGGGTCTTAGTAATTTAGATTGCAAATTATAGCAGTTGTCTAGCATCTTATCGCATAATGTTTTATATTTAACAAGATTACCTAATTGGATATTGCCGTTTTTTAATACTATGTTTTTTCTAATAATTTCTTGTATATTGTAAATATCGCATTGATAGCTACAATCGCCTATAATAGTCCCATCTAAATCCAATAGAAATATATATGGTTCATTATTACTCATTATAGAATACTGATAATACTTATACTATAATAATTATATATAATTATATATTTTATATTATAGTAATTAGTAATATATATATCATATATATTAGAATGGATAGTCAAGGATATCTTGAAGCAGCACTGAAATATGCTGAACAGAAGAGGACTATTAGTAGGAATAGACCACGTCCTCATTATCAATACCCCACAAATCGACAAATACATTTAGAAGTTCCTCATCAACCTGCTATAATACATCCTCGTAATAATGTCGCTAATAATCGCGGCTATCGCGGCGTTCGCGACACACGTAATCTACAACATTATAACCCTGTAGATACACGAAGGCAACAATTGCAACAGCAGCAACAACTACTGCAACAGCAGCATCAACACCTACTGCAGTTATTGCAACTACAAGAACATCATAAAGAAATGACAGACAAATTCTGTAGATATAATGGATATACAAAATATTTTCCACCAGCACCAAAATTAATTAAAAGGGCAAGTCCCAAAGTAGCACCTAATAATCAACAAAAACTAGATGGTATAAAAGAAAATTCATCATCTCGTTCAAGTTCTACATCTAAAACTCCTCAAGGTTATCGAAGTTCAAATAATAAAAAAAGCTCGACAAATAAAGGGGGTTCATCGAAACAATACGCCAAAAGTTCTAAAAACTACTCGGGTTTTAATTGCATAACTCGGTATTATCTTGCAATCTTTTTTTATTTTTTTCATATAATAATTCTTTCCTTCTATCAATATACTCAGCCATACAAGTAAATCCATATAATATCATCTCATTAACTTGTTCATCCGTCAATTCAATACGTATTCCCTTTCTATTCACTATAACATTCATAGCATTCTCTATTGTCATATTTTCAGGCATAAAATAATATTCTCTATCTCCAGAATTTATTTCATTAAGAGTCACCTGACTAATTCGCAATATATCGAACATCTTGCATATTTGTCTTATTATGAAAAAGATATTCATCTTGTCTTTCTTAGGAACGTAGGTTTCCCTTTCTTTATATATTACCATACCTATAATATTCTCTTTCGAAACGTGTGAAAATATTTTAATAGGGAAATTATTAGAAAACGCGCCATCATAATAATATTCACCATCAATCGCGACGGGGTTAAATATTAAAGGAATAGCCATTGATGCTTCGCAAGCAGTAAATACAGATACATCTGGCGTATCCTCAATAGAAAAAATACGATTTTCGCACCTATTTATATTTGTCGTCGAAAAATATAGATTAACGCCGAACCTTTTCGAAGCCTCTTTAAAAGTTATATCTTCCATATCTGGGTATTTGATGCGCAATACTTTTCTTAAATGTTCCACAAAATGCGATATAGAGCACAATCCTAAATTAGAAACAATCTTATAATAATTCTTTGTGGGTATGTTGCATAGATTAGTATCACCAGCAGATGTATAAATAACCCTCTCTGCTTCTTCTATTGTTAGTTTGAAAGTAATGAATAGGGCTACGAACGACCCTATCGAATTTGCCGCGATATGTGTAATATTCTTATGTAAATTCTCTAAGTATAAATATCTCAAAGCACCTACGAATAGAACGCCTCGCATACCTCCGCCAGATAAAACAAGATGCGTAATATTCAATTTATCCATAAATACTTTCTCGAATACAAAGATACTATATTTTGTTTATATAATATCTTTATATATTCGAATTATACTCGCAGATATCGATATTATAATAGATTAGCGCCTCTTTTGCTGCATTATTCTCGGCTTCTTTCTTGTTATTCCCTGTAGATGTAGCGATAATGGTGTTATTGCGATCCTTGATGCAATAAGTGAAAATGCGGATATTATCTTTCATCAATATCTTTACTTCATAAAACTTAGGTATATCCTGAAGGTTGTGCGTCATATAGGAGACGAGCATATCCTTGTAATTATTCTTTATTCTTATCAATTCGCAGAAGTCAATATAATTCTCAATGATATAAATTATAAAACTTTCGACAATGAAATATCCTGCGCCTGTGAAAGGGGATATATTAATGCTATTCGGAAGCATCACCTTATCGCTCTCTGTTTGAAAGTCGAGGAATAGCGCACCTATGAATGCTTCAAAAATATCTTCCATAATTTTAAAATTATTTCTGCCGCCCGACTCTTCTACTTGCTTGGATATTATAGCAAACTTCGGGAAACCTATTTTGTCTGATAGATATCCAAGCATCCTTCCATTCACTATCTTCGTTCTAATTTTCGACAAGAAACCTTCATTCTGGTCTGGAAATCTGCTATATAAATAGTTGGCGACTATCATACCTATTAAGGCATCGCCAAGAAATTCGAGACGTTCGTAAGACATATCTTGAAGCGGTAAGCAATCGGGAGGGCAATTGATATTACTTTTGTCAAAGTCTATGTTCTTCATCGTGCAATATGATTTATGAACAAAGGCGACGCGATACAAATCGATGTTTTTAAATTGAATATTTGACAACCCATTGGTATTAAATATTTTAGCCAAATCATCACTTTGAAGCAGGACATTCTTGTTATTATACGGCTGATTAGTAATGTCGACATCCTTTGTTTTGTTATGTATTCCCTGTATGCGCTTCATTGTATATGATTTATTATATAAATAATATATGTATTATATAATATCATTTTTTTATTATATCATTTTATTATATAAATATTAATTGTTTATTTCTTTTAAATAGAATAAAATAGAATTATATATAGTATAATGGATGATTTTATTATTCAAGATACGGAACCAATTCTTAAAATTGATTCGCTAGGTATTGGAATAAATACATATAGCGATATTGAAAAATTATCATTATCCGATAAAGAATATTTAGTGGTAGGAGATAGACACGGCACTCCGAATTATAGTAATCAATATGATACACGATGGAATATGTATGTAAATCACGAAGGTGTTGCTATAAATACTTCGCGGAATGTTTCATCAAATTACCGCGACCCCAATGCATCACTTTATATTAACAGGAATATACAATGCGATGGTATGATAAATGCACACGGCATTCAATTTAGTAATATTAGTATTAGCGGCGAGATTGGCAGCAACACCATTGTCGATTTAATAACAAATATTAATATTCTCTCGCAATCGCAGCCATTAAGAACGGGTATTGCGACATACTTTAATACTATTTATGATTTGCAATATCCCGTTCAGAATATATATACTCCCAATTATTTAACACTGGGCGGCTTAGTAGATACGAGCTATAACCAGCATCCTCTAAATATCAATTCGACACCAAACAATGATTTTAATAATATACATTTGGCAATTAGGAATGATACCTATAATGATGATACGAAAGAGTTATCAAAATTCAGCATTGGTATTATTGGCGGGAGTAATAAATCACCAGCAGTTATTTCGACTACCAAAGGGATGGCTTTAGAATTTCACGTTAATAAATCGTCGGCAGAAATGAATTCGCTGTATAATAGAAATGCCATTCCCACGTATTTGAATGATGCACAGCAAGCCGCTATGACAATTGACGAGAATGGGAATGTTTGCATC